TTAAAGCTGTCGGTGACATTGACATCGGCAGGATGAACGAGAACATCATCAGACAACGAGGAGGAATTGAAGATGGAGAAAACCTATAACCCCGCGCTGATCCAGCGCACGCAGCGCTACATGGAGACGCACAGCATCAGTCAAAACCAGTTCGCCGCCAAGGTCAATCTTTCCAGCGCGGCACTGAGCAGCTACCTCAATCAGAAGTATAAAGGCTCGGTGGAAGCCGTCGAGCGGCAGCTGAGCGAGTTCTTCAAGCTGGATGAAGAGGCCGAGGCCGCCGCCGAGAAGACCGCCAGCCTGCTGCCCCGCGCGGCGTATGTGCCGACCAGCATCAGCGAGGATGTCTGCCAGAGCATCCGCTTTGCCCAGTTGGAGCATTGCATGGTCGTCCTGCACGGTGATGCGGGCGTCGGCAAGAGCAAGGGCGCACAGAAGTTCCTGCGCGACCATCCCACGAACGCGGTGGGCATCAGCATCACACCCAGCACGGGCACACTGAACGGCTCTATCAAGCTGCTGGCCCGCGCCCTGCGCGTGCCGGAGTGCCGCAACAAGATGGATCAGATGATGGCACTGCGTTCCCGCCTTGACGGCACAAACTGGGTCATCGTTATTGACGAAGCCCAGCACCTCAAATATGCGGCGCTGGAAGAAATCCGCTCCCTGACGGACGACAACCCCATGACCGGGGAGCACGGTGTCGGCGTGGTGCTCATCGGCAACAGCGAAGTGTACAGCCGCCTGCAGGGCCGCCAGCAAGCGCAGTTTGCGCAGCTATTCAGCCGCATCCGTATGCAGCGCGAGTACACCACCCGCAAGGTCAAAGAAGATGATGTGCGCAAGCTGTTCCCGGTGCTGGCCGAGCAGAACGCTCGCAAGGAGCTGGACTTTCTGCTGAGCGTCTGTCGCAGTCCGTGGGGCATTCGTGGTGCAATGAACCTGTACACCAACGCGGCCAGTGCCAACGATGTAAGCTATGAAAACCTGTACCGCATGGCCGCCCATATGGGCATCGGTATGCTGGGTGCGGTTTGAGGAAGGGAGTTTTTTGATGAATTTGAAGTGCGGTTATTTTGCCGTGGGCGGCATCATGTGCGGCTCTCTGGTGGGCATCTTCGTCGGAGCGTTGGCCGTGAACGCCAGCCTCGGCTACATGATCCTGCTGCTGGGCGCGTGGGGGCTGTGCCTTTACATCACATCGCGCAGCCTTATGGACGATGCCCGCCACGAGGAAGCGGTGCTGAACCAGCCCGCCGAGGAATTTGACGATCCCGACGAACTGCCGCCCCTTTACTGGGAGGGCTATGACCGAGGCTATGAAGACGCCCTTGAAAGCATGGCCTACACCCGCCCGCCGCGTGTGCGGCCACCCAAGAGCAAGAAAAAAGGTGCTTAGTTTAACAACACCCCCTGCGGGCAAATGCCCGCACCTTAATGCAGCCGCCCGGATGGGCGCGGGTCTCAAGCCCCGGCAAATGCAGAGAGAGGAAGGAGTGTTCTTGTGAAAAAAGAAGATTGGGAAAAGGCCAAGAGTAGACTGCGTGCTCCACTCGGACAAGTCGATTTGCTGTGCGATGGGTACAGCGTCACACTTGTCAATGAGTGCATCAGCATGTTCCGCAACGGAATAGCAGTGTATGTCAATGGCGAAATACGCGGTTCATGGTTTGTGCAAGATTGCGAGGAGCGCCGGAGGTTTATCCCTCAAAAAGAAACTTCCTTGATGACCCGCAAGCAGATTGCCGCTTATAACAAGATGCCGAAGAAAGATCGGGGGCCACTTAAAAAGTTCCGCGAGGAAACCTTCACGGCCTATCAGACACACTGGACGAACTGGCAGGCGCTTGTCAAGCATTTTGAAGCCAACAATGCCGACATCCGCCTTGTCACGCCGCAATAAAGCAAAGGAGTACATATCTATGGCAAGAAAGAAAGTAACCAGCGTTCCGGCACTGGCCGACTGGGGCGCAGTGGACAACGCCCTGCGGGACATCCGGGAATGCCAGCACACGCTGGCGGAAATGGCTGTCCAGCGTGACCGCCAGATCGACAGCATCAAGGCCGACTACGCACAGGGGGCTTTGCCGCTGCAGAACCGGGTCAAGGCGCTGGAAAGCGAGGTCAAGGCATACGTTGATCTGCATCGGGCCGAACTGGACGGCAAGAGCCGCGCTCTGAACTTCGGCACTGTCGGCTACCGTGTCAGCAGCAAGCTGATGCTTGCCAGCAGCCGCGTGGCCGAGACCATCGCCACACTGAAGGCGCTGGGGCACACCGAACTTATCAAAACCACTGAAACGCTTGACCGTGAGGCTCTGAAGCGCCAGCCCGGTGACATTTTGCAGCAGGTGGGCGCTTACATCCGCACGGTGGATGAGTTTTACTATGATGTGAGCAGCAAGGAGGCCGACGCGTGATGACTTCTATCGCAGGCGGACTGAACACGGGCATCTGGCTCTGTGCTGTGGTTCTGGGTGCTACCGGGAGCGCCATTATCGTAACGGTGGCGGCATCGCTGCTGTGCGCAGGCGTGAAGTGCATCGTTAAACATTTTAAGAACGGCGGCTGACGCCGGGAAGGGAGGCTACTTATGGCCGGGAGCGGATGCAACGCTTATCAAATCCGAAAAATTTACGCTATCGGCGGCGCTCTGGGCATGGTGAAGCGGAACGAGGAAGACGACTTGCTGCATGAGTTGGTCGAGGGCATGACCGGGAAAAAGAGCATTAAAGCCTTGACCTATGGCGAAGCCTGCAAGGTCATCGGCGAGTTGGAGGGGCGGCAAGGAACGCCCCCGCCCCGCAAAAGCGGAAAGCCGCTCCGCAAGACCGCACCGGGCCACACCAGCGAGGGGCAGCGGCGCAAGGTCTGGGCGCTCATGTATCGGCTGCAGGATGCCAGCCCCAGCAAGGCCCCGCTCGGTGACAGGCTGTGCGCCATCATCAAGAAGGAACTGGGCATGGATGCCTTCCCGAAAGACCCCTTCGCGTGGATCAGCTACAAGGACGGCAACAAGCTGGTCGAGGTTTTGAAGGGCTACGTCAAGACCGCGCAGAAGAGCCGGGGTGATGCCGATGGATGAGTGGGAAATCCACCCCGACGATCTTTCCCCCGCCCAGCGGGAGGTGGCCGACCTCATCGGCTTTGAGAACTATTTGAAGCTGATCGACGTGTACGCTGCCGAGACGATCTACATACCGAAGCGCGACAGTTTTGAGCGGATCGCCCGCAATCAGCGCATCGTGGAGGAATACAACGGCGACAATCTGAAAGCCCTTGCCAAGAAGTACAACTTGACAACGGTGACGGTGCGGGCCATCGTGGACGAAAAGCACCGGGAAATTCGGGCGAAACCCCTTGATGGGCAAATGAGTTTTTTCCCGCCAGAACGTAAAGTAAAATATTAAAATGCTTAATCTGGCCCATTTTGCGAATCGTGAGTATCATTGGTTATAGAAACCAGTGACACTCACGATTTTTTAGTTTAGGGGTACGGATTATGGAGTTTGATGCGGGGACGTGGTGGCTGATTGGAGTCCTGCTGACGTTCTTGATTGGGGCGTTGGGCTGGATGGTAAAACGCAGTCTTGACAAAATCGAGCGGAAACTTGACAGTGCGGCAACTAAGGCCGAACTTGAAAAAGAGGTCGGCGAGTGCAAACAGCAAATTGCGGAAATTCAGCACACCTACACGACCAGAAGCCAGCACCAGCAGGACTGGACTGAATGCCACAACGACATCAAGTCCATTCAGCGAAACTTTCTGACAAAGGAAGACTACTTCCGGGAGCAGGCAAAAACCGAAAAGAAGCTCGACCAGATATTGAACCTCTTGATGAAAGGACGACTCTCCGATGAATGAAAAAGAAATGCTGATGAAGCAGCTGCGTGCTAACGCCTTTCCGCACAATAACGGCAAGGTCATGCAGGCCATCAACATCATCCGGCACAGCTACAACCGCTTGACCGATGTACAGCAGGCGGCGCAGATTTGGGGCGTCAGCCAAGATGACTTCCTCGACTGCATCAATTATCTGGCGATGGCAAAGTACATCCAGCTGCGCACGATTGCGGACAAAATCCTTGTTCCCGACTTTGCAGACATCGGCTGGGATTTGCTGGAAGCCAAACTCACCGCCGAGGGAATCAGCGTTCTGTGTCACAAAACCAAGGACGAAATGATCGAGGTGTGATATGAGCAGTTGGCCGTTAAATGGCAAAAAGGGCGGCAACCGCAAGCACAGCAAGATCGACACCCTACCCCCGGAGATGAAAGCCACCGTGGAAGAGATGATAATGGATGGCAGTGCCACCTACTCCGACATCGTGACCTATCTGGAGCAGCAGGGGTACAGTCTTTCCGTTTCCAGCGTCTGCCGCTATGCACAGGGGTATGTGGAGAACCTGCAAACCTTACAGATCGCACAGGCCAACTTCCGCAATATGCTGGACGAATTGGAGCGGTATCCCGATCTGGACACCACCGAGGCGCTTGTGCGTGTTGCAAGCCAAAACCTTATGACCGCGCTGACCTCTAAAAAAGATGAGGATTGGAGCGCGGTCAGCGTCGATAAACTTATGAATCAGATCAGCGGTCTGACCCGCGCCGTCGCCTACAAGAAGCGCGTGGAACTGCAAAACAAGTCTGACATCGAGGCAGGCACGGGCGATCTGAAAAGCGCCCTGTGGAGCGCCATGGCGAAGGAACGGCCCGATCTGTACAAACAGGTATCGGCCTACCTTGATCGCAAGGCACAGGAGGGCAGCGCATGAGTATGTACGCCCTGCAGGTTATGACCGGGATGGAAGCCGAAATCACGCAGAAGCTGCGCGGCAAGGGCGTGGACGCCAGATGCCCGCAGGAGCGGCGGATGATTCGGCGCGGTGGCAAATGGCAGGAACAGCTTTACACGCTGTTCCCCAGCTATATCTTTGTAAGCACGCCGGATGTGTACCGTGTCTATTATGCGGTGCGCGATGAAGACGGTGTGCTGCACTGGCTGGGAGCCACCAAAGGCACGCCGGAGGCACTGAGCGCCCGCGAGGAAGCCAACATCCTCTGGCTGGCCGGAGATGGCCCACTGCCGCCCAGCGAGGCGGAGGTGCATGCGGACGGCACTCTGGACTTTACCAGCGGGCCGCTGGCGCACTTGAGGGATTTGCTGGAAAAAGTGAACCGCCATGACCGCCGCGTCACGGTGCGCGTGCCTGTCGGCGGCGAGGATAAAACCATAACCCTTAGTTACCGTTTAAACGGCAGACAGGAAACTGCAAGTAATGCTGCGGCTGGTACGCCCCGCAGCGTGAACACAGCGGACATATTTTAGAGGATTCCGACTTGCATC